TGGCTAGTACATACTCTCCCGCCCTCCGTCTGGAGCTCATGGCCACCGGCGACCAGTCGGGCACATGGGGCGATACCACCAACACCAACCTCGGCACGCTGCTCGAGCAGGCGGTCACCGGCTATCTGAGCGTCGCGCAGGGCGACGTTGCCAACCTGACGCTGACCACCGTCAATGGCGGGTCCGATCAGGCGCGTAATGCCGTGGTCGAGATTACCGGCGCGCTGACCGCGACGCGCAATGTTGTCGTCCAGACGGCCGAGAAGCTCTACACGATCAAGAATTCGACGACAGGCGGTTTCTCGATCGTCGCCAAGACCTCCGGCGGTACTGGTATCAGCGTCCCGCCGGGGGCGTCCATCGACTGCTATTCAGACGGCACCAATGTCGTCACGGGGCAGAATTACTGGAACGGCCAGATCGGCGGCGCGGTCTATCTCGACGCCGGCGCGGCGGTCGGTCCGATCCATGATTTGTTCAGGGATTCAACTTCGCCGGCGGTGTCCGACATTCTTGGTAAAGTCGTCTTTAACGGCCGTGACAGTGCTGGAAATAAGCAAGAATACGCCTCGATTGAAACATCAATCCTAGATCCGACATCAGCATCCGAGGATGGAACATTAGACCATTACGCAGTGGTAGCTGGTACACGTACGCGGATACTCTCTATTGGCCCGAATTTGGACCTTGCAGCCGTTGGGCAGGTCAAGTTTCCTGCCTCTCAGAACCCGTCCTCCGACGCTAATACACTGGATGACTACGATGAGGCGACGACAACACCGGCGGTTGTTTCTAGCTCTGGTACTATAACGACTGTTACGTGCTCTATCGCCACCGTAAAAATTGGAAAGCGAGTTTTTTGTAGCTATACCATCACGGTTACGACCAACGGAACGGGATCTGGCGGGCTGAAAATACCCTTGCCATTTGCGGCTTCACCTAGCACTAGCGTGGGTGGTTCTGGAATCAATGCGACTACGGGAGCGCCCGACACGGTCGGGCCGTTCGACGCTAACTTTGCTTTCCTAGTGAAGTACGATGGTACCTACCCTGCTGCGAGCGGAGATACGCTTAACGGTGCGTTCTCGTACCAAGCCTCGGCGTGAACTATGAAGGCTGTCGTTGATTACGGTGCGGTCGGTTCAGCTGACGATAGCGCAACGGTGCAGGCCGCTTTCGATGATCTCGCGGCGGGGGAGACATTAGTTTTTCCACCCGTGACAGTCACGGGGGCTAATTTACGCTTACCAAATGTTAGGGGTGCGCGACTTGTCGGTTCATCTCCTGTGGGGAGTGTAAGCGGGTCCGGCATAGGGAGTGTGATAGCGGCAGCGCCGGGGGCAACGCGCATAGCTTCCAGCCAAACGTTTTTAGATAACAATCCGTATCTTAGTGAATCAATCGCCGTAGAGAACATACATTTTGATGGGCGTGGAATCGTTCAGGATGGTGTCGTTCTGGCTACCTATGGAAGTTTGGTTCGTAATTGTAGCTTTTACGGTGCTATTCGTGACGGACTTTGGGCCTCAGAAAAAAATTCTAATGGGTCAAGTGTCGGCAGCTCGGGGGTCAATAACTGCTTTGAGGACATAATTTGCCGAGATAACGGCCGGTACGGGTTCTATGTGCATGGTGGGGTGACCGACTGGAAACTTGTCCGACCTTTTTTGTACGGCAACGGCAGCAGCGGGGCTTATTTAGAATCAACGGCTGGCGCCACTATAGAAAGTGGTCATTTTTACACCAACGGAAATTGGGACATCGAAGTCATCTCAGTTGGTCTGGCATTTCGAATTTCTACGTGCCAGTTTGAAGCTAACAGCTCCGGGGTATTCGCTGTCAACGGCGCAGACACGACGCTTCGCAAAGCGCTAACCTTGGCCAATTTTGCTCCTGACGGGTATGGTCAAGCTATGCTGCTCGGAAACCAGTTTTCCGGCATAGTTTTCAATCAGTGCGTGATGCCTAAAGGTGTCGTGCACTCGGCCAGTAATGTCTTTCATAGCGGTAATCAGGACTGTTCTGGGTTCCTAACAGTTTTCAGCCCTGACTGCGTAACAGTTAGCGCTGGCGATGTGTATTACGACGCTAATCCCTTCCGAGCTAACAACGCGGCGTCAACGGCAAAAATACATGTTACGGGCGGGTATAGTGTGCCACTAAAAAGAGTTTCTACCGGGCTTTCCAGCGCAGTTAACGGGTTCTCAGTACCGTGACAGAACCGCTCAAACTCCAGTTCCGCCCCGGCGTCTACCGTGATAATACCGATTACGGCAATACCGGCGGCTGGTACGACATCAATCTCGCGCGTTGGGTGAGCGGCACGCCACAGTCCATGGGTGGCTGGCAGAAGTTCACGGCCGACGTGGCGCAGGGGACGTTCCGATCCCTGTTCCCGTGGAGCACGCTCGCCGGAACACGATTCTACGGCGCGGGAACCAACCTCAAATACTACCTCGTCTATGGCAACAGCCTCGTCGACATCACGCCAATCCGGCGCACGGTGACGCTTGGCAACGACCCTTTCGCCATCGTCAGCGGCGAGACGACCATGACCGTTACCGACGTCGCCAATGGCAGTGTTGTTGGCGATTTCGTAACCTACTCCGGCGCAACGACGATCGGCGGCAACGTCACCGACACGGTGCTCAACGCCGAGTACCAGATCACCCAGATTCTGACCGACGATACTTACACGGTCACGCTTCCAGTGACCTCCGACACCACCGATGCCGCGGGCGGCGGTGCATCGGTCAGCGCCGCATACCAGATCAATGTCGGCCTCGACACGTCGGCGCTTGGTGATGGCTGGGGCACCGGGCCATGGGGCGGCGGAACGTGGGGCGAGGGCTCGGGCACGTTCACCGAGACCGACCAGCTGCGCCTCTGGACCGAGGACAATTTCGGCGAAGACCTGCTGTTCAATCCGCGCAACGGCGGCGTCTATTACAAGGACATGAGCGGCAGCGTGCAGACACGCGCGGTGAACATCACCAGCCTGTCCGGCGCCAGCAATCCGCCAACCATTGCGCGCCAGGTTCTGGTCTCCGACAACGACCGTCATATCCTCGTCTTCGCGACCAACACCATCGGCACCAGTACCCAGGACCCGCTGCTCATTCGTTGGTCCGACACCGAGAGCCTGATCCAGTGGACGCCCGACACGACCAATACCGCAGGCTCGCTTACCATCAACGCCGGCAGCCAGTTCCTCAAGGCCGTTGAGACGACCACAGAAACGCTGGTGTTCACCGACATCACGCTCCACTCCCTGCGCTTCATCGGTGCGCCGTACACCTTCGGCCAGACGCGCATCGGCACCAACGTGCAGTTGATCGGGCCGAACGCCGTTGTCAGCACTGGCTCGATCACCTTCTGGATGGCCACCGGACCGCTGTTCCAGATGTACGATGGCGTGGTGCGCGACATGCCGTGCACGGTGCGGACCTATATCGCCGAGATCCTGAACACCGCGCAGTCGGAGAAGATCACGGCAGGCATCAATCGGCAATTCCATGAAGTGCTCTGGCTGCTGCCGGTGAACGGCTCCAGCGAACTCAACTTCTATGTCATCTGCAATTACGAGAATCCCGGCGATCCGATCTGGTATTACGGCGATTACAATGGTGCCGGCCGCACGACATGGCTTGACGCGTGGTTCGAAACGACGCCGCTCGCGGCTTCGCCTGACGGGTATATCTACTCGATGGAGATGGGGGCCACCGATCAAAGCGCCGCCCCGGCGACAATGCTCGACAGCTACCTGCGCTCGAGCGTGTTCGAGCTCGGCAGCGGCGAGAACTTCATGCTGGTGTCGCGCACCATCCCCGACGTTGAATTTACCGGTTCAACGGCAGCGACACCCACCGTGACATTGACCTTCGAGAAACGCGATTACCCCGGCTCGGCGTTCGTTTCCGGCCCCGACAATACCGTCGAGTTGACTGTCACCGGCCCGCCGGCGCAGTACACCGCCAAGGTCGATCGTCGCTTCCGGGCGCGCTCGGTGCAGTTCGGCATCGAAACGACGACGATTGGCACGCTCTGGCAGCTCGGCGTGCCGCGTATCTATGCCAGCCCTGACGGGCAGCGCTAAATGACCACCAACACGCCGCTCGTGCCGATCTTCCCGGCGCCGCCACGGCCCCCGGCGAGCGGCTGGACCGAGAGTTACGGCAACGAGCTCAACCGCTGGCTGGAGAACGTCACCCGGCAACTGACCGGGTTCACCTACGGGCGGTTCTCCGGTATGATGCTCGCCGAGACCTTTCCCCGCGGCGCTTATGGCCTGCGCGTCGGCGAGGGTTATCTGAACGGTCGGGTGCTGACCTTCGTGCTGGAAGGTGATATTGGTCTCGATACGGTGTCTGCGACGGGGTCGGTCGGCACGATCACGGTTACGGTCTAGGAGTTTCGGCGCATGGCCTACGCAATCGGGACCGACAAGAAGGACGGCACGGTGCAGCCGTCAAAGGCATCGTCTGGCATTGCCGCAGCCGCGACCCGAGTAGGGTCGTCCGCCGCTTCGACTCCTGTGACCAGAACTACGCCAGCGCCGCCCAAGCAGCCAGAAACTGCCGCAGTCGTGCGGGCGCAGAATGTTGGGAAGGCTGTCGCCGATACGAGTACAGACGACTGGAACAAGTCGGCGACGCCGAGCACCAGCGCGACCGCGACCAAGCCAGGTTTCACCACGCCGACGGAGGGTGGCACGCGGACCGAGCAGCGCGTCACGCGCCCCGCCGGTGGGCTGAACTCCGACAAGTTCTACCAGCGTGTCGCCGATAATGGCGGTGTCGTACCGTTCGAAGGCCCGGTCGATTGGGGCGGTATCTACGACTATCTACAGGCGCCAGCAAACCGTCGCCTCGCGGCCCAGCCGGCCGAAATCACCGTGCGCGGCGGAACGCCGATGACGTCCTATGATCGTGTCGACCCCGACACCAAGCTGTCGTTCGGCATGCTGCTCGATCTGTTGCAGACGCCGGAAGTCGGCACGAAAGGGTTGCCGGGGCTGACCAGCCGCCCGGTTCGGACCTACCAGACCGATAACGAAGGTAACCCGATCTTCGATGACAGGCTCCCGGCCGAACCGTTGCCGGACAACCAGCCGCTACCACCGAGCGTCTACGACCCCAACGCGTCCGTAGTCGACGCGATTCCGGACGGCGGTGTAGACGAGGCGGGCCGGCGCACCAGTGAGTTTATCGAGCCGCAGCAGCCGCTCGGCGTCGATGAACGCTGGGGGTTCAAGTCGCCGTACTTCGACATGGGGCGCCTGATCAGACAGGCCACGGCGGACGACCCCTATTATAGCCCGCTGCCGGAAGACGCGTCGTCCTACGTCGATCCTGGGGCGCCTGTCGACCCGACCGAACCATCGACGTGGGACAACGTCGTCGATAACACCGGCAAGCTGCTGAGCCACAGCGGCCTCGGCGCGATCGTCAGCACGCTGTTCCCTGACCTGTGGTCGAGCGGTGGCGACATGATGAAGGGCCTGTTCGACGGAGAGCGCGGTACCGCTACGGCCAACGGCGATTTCACCCGTTGGGACCCGCGCGAAGGCGTGTCGATGGGGGGCGGTTCGAGTTTTTCGCGCGACGCCACCGGGTATGT